GTCAACAGTAAGGGCAACAGTGGTCGCTGGGCCTTGGGAATAAAATCCCCCAAGTGAACGTACTGGGCCTTGAAATGTGGTTAAAGCCATAAGAGATACCTCTTTACGAAAGGATTCGTCTTAGCGTCTTCGTAAACGTCCACTGGGCTGGTCGCTAAAACTGTATGTTTCCCAGATAAAAGGGGGCGCTACGCACCCCCATTACCTACTACTGGTTAGGAAGTTCCGGGTGAACCGTAGATTCCTAATGGATCAGAAACACCAAAGCTGTAACGCTCTCGCGCCTTATAGCGCACGTTACCAGTATCGAAGTCTCCGTCCATTGAAGTTTCAAGCGGAGTACGCTCGAAATGTTTCATTCCATTTGGAACATCAGTGATGATGTAGAAAGCATTGGTGTCAGTCAGGTAGTGATTGACTGAATAGCCTTCAGGAATGGAGCCATTATTTTTAATGGCATTGATGTCGTTATCAGCAGTGCTGACGCGCAATTCAGAATCTAGGATTCTGGTTGCCACGAACATCAGGTTAGGTGGAACAATCAAACGTCTTGGTCGAGCAGCAATCAAAAGTCCACGCTCGTCAGTGTAGGCAGCAATACTAATAACTGCGTCCTCTAACGAAGTTTCGTTTAAATCAGCCGCTGTCGCGGGACGATTTGAGTTGAATGCACCATTAACGAGAGGGTGACCACCCCCGCCGGTTATGCCATCGCCTACCGCAGTAAACAGATTCACACCATCGCCAGACTGATAAGCATTGGTAAAACCATTGTTTAAGGGGAAAGCAGCTTTAACCTGCTTGGTGTAAGCCATCGCTCTTGCCAAAGCTTTAGTGTATCGCTGAGACAAAGATGCATAGAGGTTATCCTCCATTGCTTCTTCCGTAATAGCGAAACCCTGAGCGATAGTCTCGTGGGTGTAGCGAGCTGTGAACGCTTCCTGCGCTGAATCATAATTGATTGCAGAGCCTTCAGGTTTCACAGGAGCAGCGCCAAAACCACTCAACTTTACCTCTTCTTCAAACGAGCGATCAGATGATTCAGTTTCATAAATCATGCTGTCCTCGTCTTCGTACTTTGCATACTCTAAGCCAAACAGGGCGTTAAGACCCGGAAGTAGCTCTTTGAGCATCTGTGCTCTTGAAATAGCCATTCGTTAGTCTCCTATACGCCTAGGGCGGTACGGTACTGGTGCATCCCTGCGACATAAGTCAGGAGAACATCAGTATATGCATCACCTACCACACTATCTGGGCCATTCACAAACTCAAGAATACGCAACGGGAGTGTGTTAGTGGTCGCAGCCGAACTCGCTGTAACAGAGTTCTTGCTACGCATAATAGAGGTAGAACCGGCAGTTTGGGTTACTGCAATATTATTACCCAAAGTAGTTTGCGCGAGAGAACCATTCGCCTGCATTCTAAATACAGCGTCTGGATCGTCAAGCACATAGGCCATAGCGTCAGACGCTACAGTCCCAGTAGGCCACATTTGATTAAACGTGGGCTGGCTGGTATTTGGGTCTGTATAAAAACAGCCCATGAATATACCAACAGGGGTCATCGTGGTCGTACCAGTATCTTTTTCAAGAGTCCCAGTGTTGACCAGTTTTACAAAGTCACCATAAAAAACATCAGCCGCATACGCGCTAATTATAGATATATGGCGAACCTTGCCGGAGAAAGAACCACAGGCACTTAAGCCGCCAACTGGTTCTGCCCCCATAGGGGTTGCTGTTGCTGACATAATAATCTCCTATGTCATTACGAAGACAGTCCGATAATGAAGAGCTATCCTCTACCGTAAGTTGTCCTGCTAGACCTGTCTTTAATGAGAGGCATCACAGGGTTCTCTTCTCGCATAAAGCTATTGTCAACAGCTTCCATCTGATTTTTCGCCATGTCACGATAATACTCTTTTCTTTTTACAAGCTCCTCTTCAGGAATCTTGCACAACAAAAGACCTCCTACCTCAACATTTCCTTTGAAACGCGAATCAACATCAGACATCACCTGTAACTCAGGATGATCTTCTGCTTTCACAGGAATCCATCCTTCACGCATTTTCTGCGAGACATTAGTGTTATCCGATTGCCCTAGGGTGCTGGTACGAATCCAGCGAAATGCCCACCCCGGAATAGGTGTGGGATCAGGCAATGCGGAAGCAGGCCGCCATGAATCATTCGGCCTAGTCTCTTGGCTGCGTTCTTCTTCAGAACGGGCGGTGGTATCCACCTCTTGTGCGCTAATTTCTTCTGACATTGCTTTCTCCTACATCTTTATGTATTCAGCAGCATACTGTTCATTGGTTATCCCAAGCTGTTTAGCGACCGAAGCCTGAGATGTGGTAAGTCGATATTTGCGTGTCTTTGCGCCATTATTGCGTTTAGATGGCGAAACCACGTTGGTATTACTACGAGCAACGGGGGTAGGCTGACTTACTCGGTTGTCCTCGCCTGTATCCTCTTCCCCGAAATAATCAGGGAATCTGGCTCGTATTCTTTTGTCTATCTCAGAATAGTACCGCTCTTCTTGAGCTGTAGGGTCTATCCCTAACTCTCTGGTGAGAGTGTCATGTATGGCATAGCCTACCGCTGTCATTTCCTTGTGAAGAGAAGGAACCTGTTGTCCCTCTTTAACGGTTGGTTGAAACCAAGGGTTGTCCCTCTGCCACTTCTCCTGAGCGCCGCTTAAGCGCGGTCGTTCAGGAATTGGCGGAGGTGCATCTTTAAAAGGAGGCGCTTTCTTCAAACGCTGCTGCCTCCCTGCAATATCTCGCTGACGAATCTGCGCGTCAGTTAACTGTTTTTGAGCATCGGCAATCTTTTGAGTATCGCCAGACTCATGGGCAGATTTAAAATCTTCTTCAGCCTTTGCAATTTCAAGGGCAGTCTTTTTCTGCACAGAATCAATAATCGCTGTCTCGCCTTGGCGCAACAGCTTCTTAAGGTTCTGGTTCTCAGCATGAATCTTTTTAGTAACACGTTCATGTTCTTGCAGCGTCCGTTCAGCCTCACCGCGCTTACGGCGGTCAGTATGGTTTACGGCTCGCAGTTTGTTAATGCGTTTCTGCACCTTCTGGCTGTAGCTTTGGAGTTCTTCTTCAGTGACATCATCACCGTAGTCAGCAGATTCAGAAGCTTCCTGACGAGCAGGTTTGCGCTCTTCTTCAGGAACATCATCGATAATCTCTACATCAGACTCATCGACAGCCTCTTCCTTTACTTGTGACTTCACACCAAAAAACTGGTCTTCCGAAGATGTTTCGGTTTTCATCGTTTCTTCGCTCATACTTTCATCACCCCTCTAGGGTCTTCAACAACAGCTTCAACGCTGTCATCGTTAATTAATCGAAACTCTTTACCATGAACCTTGAACCTTGTGCCGGAGTAAGACCTCATTAAAATAAAGTCTCCTTCCTTGCAGTACGGGCCATTAGGAAAACGCTTACCATCCTTGTAAGCATCCGACCCAAGCGACATGACGAAACCAATCATAGAGCCAACTTCTTCTCTCTCAATGGTTTCCTGTGCTTTTAGGATGCCAGCTTCAGTGGCTTTTTCGGGTTCCGGTAATGCAATTAATATTTTGTACCCGGTCGGGCGGGGAAGCTGATGAGCGGTTTGTGCTTCCTCGTCAGTAGATTCAATATCTACTGGAGCTTCTTTTGCTAATGCTTCTGCCATTAGTTTGTCCTTGCACTGGAATTAAGTGTCCAGAGTCACTTGCGTCACCCTATGTGACGATTCCTCCTCCTCTTCAGACTCAACCATGTCGAGTAAGTCTCTTTCCGCTATTGCGAGTCCTTCAATGATCCCGCAACACCGAGAGTATTCTTCCATATTTTTACAGCCTCCGGTACTGACATGGTCGGCTGTCTCGTTCATATTGTCTCTGAGTTTCTTCTGCAACTGAGCCAGAAGATCACCCTCATTCATCGTCACGATCCGTTATCTCGCGTGTACGTTCATCAATCATAATCTCTTTTGCTATCTCAACGCCAAGTTTAGCTCCATCCAATTTGTCTTTGGAAGCAATCTTTTTAGTTTCAAGCTCTTCCCTAGTGTTGGTTTCAGCAATCTTGACACCCAGCTTAGCGCCTTCAAGCTTGTCTGTTTGCGCCATCTTCTCGCGCTCAAGCTCATTTTTCTCAGCGGCCTTAGTAAGGTCTGCGTCAATCTTCTCAAGATCAACCTCAGTCTGGGAGGTAATCTTTTTGTCCTCCAGAGCCAACTCTTCTTTCTGTAACTGAAGGACTGGGTCTTCGGCTTGCGCTGCCATCTGCTCAGCCTCCACCCGCTGCATTGCCTTGCCTGTAAGCTGTTCAGCAGCAGGAACAACCAGCTTAGCCAGCCTGTCCTCAACATCCTCAGGAAGGGTAGAGTCAACAGGTGGCAGATGGGTTCCAAGCTCACGCTCAATATCACGGCGGTATTTAAAAGCAACGTGCTGGGCTATATGGGCATTCATTGCCGCCTGCTTGATTGCTCCGTCCGGCGACATATTAAGTTTTTCACCTATCTCTGGGTCATTCATGGCCGCCAGATGAACTTGTATATGAGCCTCATGATCCTGATACTCAAAGGCTTTAACTGGCTCACCCACGATAATGTTCATGTTCTCAGACACCGGATCAGTTGGTGTCATATCATCTTCATTAGGCACAATCTTGTCAGCATCCCTGATACCAAGAACCTCAAGCATCTGACGGTGCAATAACGGGAGGTTATACATCTCCGGCGCTTGCTGCGCCAACTGGAGGGCTGCCTGATACTGCATAATCCTTTGTGCCATCGTCCCAGCATTGGGATCACTGACCGGAATAATGTCTACCCTGTCATCAAAGTCCTCGGCGGTAATAGCCTCCTGCTCTGTATGGTAGGGATAGGCTCTCGGCCCCTCCTCTGCAATAATATTGGAAAGAATTTTAAGTTCTTCCTTCATTGAGGCGTGGACACGGGCCTGAACCGCACTAATAACCTTCATTTCGCGCTCTAATAGCGCAAGAGTCGTACCAACTGGTGCTTCACCGTTGATATCAGCCGCTTTTACGTCCCCAGCCGAGGCAAATCGCCGCCCATCCTCCACAATTTCCTGCAACATGGTGTGAAGTACGGCAGATGGCTCCTTATAAGGGAGAAAAGTAATATTATCCTTCACAACCCCGCCGGGAACGTCCACATCACGGAACTCTCCGGGCATAATCGGGTTGTCATTGCCCTTAATCCGCAATCCCCGCGCTTTTAAGCCTCCGGGCATATTGGCAAGCGTTCCTGCGTCAACTAATTGGCGCAATAACGACGTAGCAGACTTGGTCAACCCCCCAATCATGTGGGTTAGGCCAAATCCGTAGAAACCAAGCCCCGGTAAATACTGGTAATGGACAAAATGTTGACGTTTTAGCTTTAACGCGTCCCCTTCTTTCCAGTTTCTGCGTATGGAAAGGATGATATTGGACGATTTGTCCACTGTAATGACGTAGGGAAGCCCAATCTTTGTGGGTTCATCGTTTTCCAAGTCCTCAAAGCCCGGTAAATCCACGTTCACCATCATTTCGAGCAAGGTATGTCGCTGATCTACCTCATAATTTGGAGAGGAACCCGTCATTTTGTCGTACTTGGCAGCAATCTCGGATGTATCTGGGGCTGGTGCAGGTAATTCTATGTCTGCATACCACCCACTCTGCTGTAACTTCAGCACTTCGTTGACTTCTGTCTTCATTACATGAGTGCAACGCTCTGCTGTTTGTAAATCTGCCGTCCCGTAATTGACTACAAAGTCCTCGGCGGGGACAAACATGGAACAGGGACGACCCAAGGTCTGGTCAAAATAGACTTTCCTAAAGGCAGACCCTGCAATCGGCAAAGAAAACAGAAGCTTCTCTGTCTCTGTCCGGTATTCGGTCATTTCGGTTGTCATTAAATAGTTCAGATAGTCCTGAACGCGCTCAGCCTGCTGTACTTTCTCTGGGGTCATCGCACCAACAATGGTGGTCTTGGCTGGGCCGCTGGCGGGAAAGACTTCCATAATGGCTTGGGACTGGAACCTCACCACCGATTCGCTGAGCAGGGGATGAAACACCCCACACGCTCCATTCCAAGGCGTTGTCCTGTTCTCAAACCGCAGCCCTAACAGATCAAGCCCCTTAATGTACGACTCTTCCCACTTATGGCGGCTTTCATGATCAGCCTTATAAAGGCCAACCAGCTCACTGCCAAGTGTTCCCAGCTCCCCTTCATCCATGTAATCCACGAGGTTGTCATAGTGACCCGGTGTCTGGGGTTCGTCATCGAACTCCATCCGCATCTCCATGCCATCAGCCGCTACCGTTACTGCGTCAGGGTTTTCAACCTCAACAACAAGCGGGTCTCCGGCAGAAGAACCTTCACCATTGGTGTAATAGGATTTCTCAATAGCCACTAAGTGTTTTCCCTGAACTGACCACCTCTGGTTGCAGCGCCCATACCACGGGCTGTAATAGTCTTGACCTTGGGAGCGCCCATGTTTATACGCACACCAGTAGTGGCAGACGCTCGTTTAGGAGCCTTGGTTTGCGATATCTTTCCGCCACTTTTCTTCTTGATCATCTTTCCAGTCAGCACGTTCTCACCCATCGCCATACGCTTGTGTTGGTTAATAAGCGGAGACAACGTAGCTTTCTTGGTGGTGGTAGACTTTCTCTTGGAAGATTTCTTTCGATCACCCTTGTCCATTGTCCCTACGGCTGCATACTTCCTGCGGCCCATAGACTTTTCCATTCCTTCGCTTTCCTTGCGTCTGGACTTAAGTGACTGTTTTCCTTTAGTTTTATTTCTGGCTCCCAAAGACTCATCAAGCTTGTCGTTGTAACCTTGCTTCTTGGTCTTGCCGCCTTTCTTCATGCCCAGACCCACGGCTTTTTTGCGTAGCCTATCCATCTCGTCACGGGCATTACGCTCACGGGAACCAACCCGCGCTAACTGATCGCGTCTGTCCCTGCGTTCAGCCGCATCATGTGGCCTTCTGGCCTTGACCCGGCGCAGCTCATCGGCTGCATTATCCTGTACGCCAATAACTCTGGCTTCTTCATCCCGAAGGTTTCGCATCCTGCCACCACGGTTGTAGGGCTTCTTTACGGCCTTACCGGGTCTCCGGGCGGTACTGCTGTATTTGCTGGGCATAATCTTGACCTTTAAATAATTAGTGGGAGGTTGGAGGCGGCCCTTCATCGGCTCGCTTCCTCATATGATAACTATGCTCTAAAGCATTAATAGCCTCCTGAACCTTCCTGTATATACCATCAAGGATCGCTGGAACCTCCTGACGAGGCCAGCTTTTCGGGGCTATCAGTCGTTTAGGATATTTCTTTCTATGCTCTCGGCTTAGAAATCTGGCTTCCTCTGCATCTAGCTCAAAACCAACAGTGGCTTCATTTGAGCTAAACGTTACCAAAAATGTATCAATTTGCCTGTGTATTCTCTTTGGTTTGACAGGAGCAACAGTCTCTTCGTAGCGTTCCAGCGTGACATAGGGGAAACAGTTACTGTGGTATTTGTGATCATGCCTGAAGGTAAAGTTATTACCTTTCAGGTCATGGACGCACATATCAATGATTGCCCCCAGAATATCATCATTACCGGCAAGGGCTACACCACAACTGGCTTGAACTTTAGCATCTACTGGGCCTTTCCCAAAGTTGATCTTTGGGTCGGCATCCTTGCGCTGATAAACCGTAGCTGACACACCATCACCAAGCTCGGTGGTCTTGGCTTCCAGCTCACCTCCTTTAAGCATGGTTTTATCAAAATCTTTAATCCACTTCTCATACTCTTCGTCAGTCATAGTGGCTCCCCCTTAGTTGGTGGGCATAGGTCACCTCAATAATAATCTGCGGTTTGCTGATACATTGGCTCATCAACCTCGTCAGAGGCCAGTCTAATAAAGCCTCCCTTGCGGAATCTGAGCAATGCTTGCGTGGCAGAGTCTACCAAGTCATCGTGTTCACCCACTGGGAACGCAGCGAACTCATTCATAACTTCCTCTGCAAACCGGGTCTCTGGACACCACACCATGCCAGACGCAAATAAATCCGCCACCGAATTAACCCGCGCCACTTTATCGTTACCCCGTGAAGGGGTAAATTCTGATACCGGAATACCCATAGCCCTAAGCTCAAAGATGAGCGGCATACCTGTTGCCTTTGCTTCCACAATAAAAGCATCCGGCTGAGTGTTGATATACATCTCATAGGCAGTTTTTTTAAGGTCGGGGAATTCAAGTCTTTCTTTGTAGGCATCCAGTAGGATGATATTGGCCTGTGTCATGCCATCATCATCTGGAAGATAGAACACTCCCCATGTAGTACAGGCGGAGTAGTCGGATCGCTGGGTCTTGAGGAACGCTGTGTCCCAAGACTGAATAACAAACTCGCAGGAAGGCATCTCGTCTTTTTCCCATATCTTCCACCAGTCCCGTTTAACCAGCGCACCCTCCTCAGAGGTAGGATTCTGCTGATACTGGGCCATCCACTTGGAAGCAGGAAGCTCATTACGGAGGGAGACAAGTTCCTCCAGCCGCCAGAATTGCGGCCATAATGCTTTCTCATTAGGACTGTTTTCATTAAAAACAGCAGGGAATTCAATGAGTTCCCAATCATCCATCCCTTCTCTCTGGGTGGAAGCCTTGGTAATTTTCCCAGTCAGATCGCGCATATGCCATCGTGTCATAACGATAACTATTGCTCCACCGGGTTGTAAACGCTGGCGTGGGCCGGAAGTGTACCAGTCGTAAGTCTTGTCGAAGACAGAGGGGTCAGCACTCTGGCCTTCCTGTTCACTATGGGGGTCGTCAATAATGAGCAGATCAGCACCTTTACCAGTAACAGCTCCTCCAACACCGATAGCGAAATATTCGCCACCTTTGTTGGTACTCCATCTCCCAGCAGCTTTGGAGTCAGCCCTTAATGCCAGCTCTGGGAAAACCTTTTTAAAATCATCATCATCGACTAGGTTACGAACCTTTCTGCCGAATCCAACAGACAACTCCGCTGTATGAGCCGTCTGGATAACCTTCTTGTCAGGGTACTGCCCCAAAAACCAAGCAGGCAATAAATAGGAAGCAAACTCACTCTTGGTATGTCGCGGCGGCATATTAACAATCAACCGCTTCAACTCACCACGCGCTATACGCTCAAACGCATCAGCCATGATCTTATGATGCTCACCATCAATAAAAGCAGGCCACATATCCCTTACAAAATCTATAAAACTTACCCTGCACCGCTCACGGGCTTTAGCCTCTTCCAACTCCTCAATAAGACTTAAAAACTCTTCCTGCTCAGAAAGAGGTAGCTGACTAATCTTATTAAACTGTGCTTGGGTGAGATTCAATTATCCCCCTAGTATGTACTAGCTAGTACATTCTCGCCTAAAAAACCTACCTAAAGGTTTTTTTAGTACCTTCTATCTAGTAGGTACTAGTTAGCACCCCTCTAGACATAGCTAGGATAATTGTAACATATCATGCCTCTTGACAAATCGCGTGTCAACCCTAGATGGGCAGCAATTAGAACCCCTCACCTTTCAATTTTTTGCAAAAATTTTTATCGACCTATGAACCTATCGTTTTATTGAGTAAAAGTTTCAAATTTCAAAATTATTTGAGCGGAATACTGTGTATAGGATGACGCAGGCATCCGTGTATCGGGGGGGGGTGGGGGAGGGCTATAGAGCTCAGGCTAGGGAATAGGGCTATCGATGTATCGAGGGCAGCCAATGTGTGACACTTGACCCCTCTATGGTGTGAGTCATGGCACTGTTAGATGTGTGACCTGCTACCTTATGCTAGTGTGGGACACATGGCCCTATTGCACTATTGCCTGCTAGTGTAGCGACTGGTCAGTATCGGCTGGAGTTGGCATTAGCTCGTCCAGTTTCTGCTGGAGCTGGTTAAGGATATCTTCGCTGGTACGCTCTGACTTGATCACAGTCGTATCACTGAACACGTTGCACGTTCTACCCAGCTCGACAATCGCCCTGAGTTTGGTTTGGTCTTGAGATTCACCATGATCAGCTAAGTGTCTCAGCTTTGTGAGTACCTTATCTCTGTCAGACAAGCCTTGCGAGAGGGCTTGGCTATGTGAAACTGCCTGTCTACGCTTGGAATACTCTT